GGCCGCTCTCTCCCGGATCGGTTGCGTTGGAAGGGATTTGGAGGGGGATACAGGGGGATTGTAGCTAATTTTGGGGCTGATTTGGGGTAAATTTTGAGGGGAGGGGCCTAATTGTGACCCCTTGCTGTCTCAAATGAGTCTCATAATGAGACCGGGGAGGTTAGTTGGGTGATTTGGTGGGATCTTGGGTCAGTCCCCAGGTTAAATCGTGGAGGGGGCCGTAGTCTCCCCGCCGTTTTAGGTCCTCAAAGGTTAGGGTAAAACCCATTTCATCGGCAAATTCGGCTAGGAAGGCCTGAAATTGCTCGATATCGGGCAGTCCTGCGCAGACTTTGCCACGAATTTGGCGTGGCTTGTCAGTTTGGCGTGAATCAACCATAGGGAGAGGGTAAAAAGGGCAAAAAAAGGCCCCGGATGGGGCCAAGGTTAGGTTAGGCGGGTGCGGTGGAGTGTAGGCCACAGTGATTTACAACCAACTGGCGGTAAATCTCTCGGGCGTTTGGCTCCAAATCGGAGGGATTGGCCCATCCCATGGCGGGGCGGAACCCCAAACGATCCAGTTGGGCGAATTTGGCATAGGTTGCGCTCCCTTGGCCAGAATGCCAGAGCATGGCAAACATCCAATGGGCGGCGCAAATGTCGAATCGGTCGAAATACATAGTGTGAACCGTTCTAGGTGGTTTGATGAGGGGGAGAATCCCTCAGAGGGGGCCGAAGCCCCCTGGGAGAGAATCAATCAACCACCACGTCGGCATCAGCCAAAGCCTCTGCTTCAGTGGTAAAAGGTCCACAAGGTTCGCCGTCTGGCAAGCATCCGGGGAAGCATGCCTGCCAATACCAGCCAGCCCCTAGGTCTCCGCCAATATCAGCAGAACCACAAGTAAACCATACATCACAGGAGCCGAAGCCTTCGCCAGTTTCCTGATCAGTGAATTGATAGTAGGCCATGGATCGATTCGTACTAGGTGAACAAGCCAAGCTCCCGCCTGGCCTGACCCAATCCTAGCAGCTCAGCCAGACCTGTCAACCAAAACAGCCAACTTCACACTGTTAACAAATATATCTTCACAATCAGTCACAATCATTCACAATTAGTCACATCCCTTCACACAACCCCTTTCTTTTTTTCTCTCAGACTAAGTTTTGTGACGGAGCGCGCTTGATGGCTGCCGCAAAATTTTCCCTAAATCGACCCCTTTAATGGCAGGTTAGGGGAAACAAAGTTTAACGTTCATAAGACTTAAAATTGACTATATTCAGGTCAATAGATACAGTGGCGGCAACACCTCAAGATTTCAGTATTTGGTCAAAGTTGACAGGTAATCCATATCCCAGAACACCAGAAGAACGCATGGCCCTGGCACCACATGTGCGCAATTTTGTTGAAAATATTGGACGCCAAGGTGGATATATTCCACAGCCACAGAAAAGCGGATTAAGTCGTGCTGTTGATGCAATTGGTAAGACTGCGCTTGCAGCGGGGATGCTTGCTGGTGGTGCGGCCATTGCAAAACACCACATGGAGACGGGCACTGGCCCCGTCGCAGAGGGACTCCAAAATCTACATTCCCGCGTTTCTGATTTCTTAGGGGGCTTAGGGGTACCCACAGCTGCTGCTGCTAGCCCAGAAGCAGCAGAATCAAATATCCAAGCCGGGACTCCTTTTGAGACGCCCGTTCAACGTGCTGAAGGACAAGATGAACTGATGATTGGTGGCTCTTCAGAAGCCGCAGAAGCTTACCGTCGTTCTCCACACTATGCGCGAATGAAAGAAACTTATCCTTCTTTGCAAGATATTGACAGTCCAACTGAGCCTGCCAGTATGCCTCAGGTTGTAAGAGCATCTATGGATGTAACGCCACCTACTCCTGGCGAAAAGTTTGGCGAAAAAATTATTCCGGCTGATATTCGAGTGCGTCAAGCAGCAAAAGGAGCTGCTCCTGGAACAGTAGTGCGTTCGCTAACTGAAACCAAACCTGTTACTGAAACTGCCAGACTAGCAACCTCACAGGTCCCTGGGCCACACGGTCAAGATTATTCATTAGATGAGCACGTCGCTATTGCAACTATTGCACGGGAGCGTGGTGATAAAGAAACGCACCTAAAGCACATGGCTGAGTTCCAACGGCGTGTACAAGGCGGCGAACCCTGGCGCGAGTCTGATGCGACACATGCTGCTATTGCAACAGCGCGTCAATTGGCATCTACTTCATCTCAAGAATATGAGGGAACAGGACACATGATTAATCCCAGCGCACAGCCAGAAGTATCTGCTGTTAGCCCTAGAGTAGGGCTACGTGGTTTTAACAGGGAAGAGCTCATGAATCGACAAGCGCAACGTTGGGCTAAAGCAGCCTATCCCCAAGCTCCAGCTACGCAACAACCACAAGCAGCAGCACCACGACAGCCAAGTACTGCAGGACCTATGAGTGATATGGAATTTTATCGTGTGCATGGACGGAAACCTAATATTCCAGCCAAAGGAAATCAACCAATGTTTGGTGGACGAGATTTAACTAGCCAACGCCTTGCACATATTCATAGCAGGGGCTATGATCCCCATCAAGAAGAACCACCCATGTGGTGGTAATGCTAAATTAAATGTATCTGAGATAGTGTCATGACCTTCCTGGAGCCAATCATTGCAGCAGTTATTGGCGCAGGTGCTACTGCGCTAACTGTTCGTTTTAATAAAAGTAAATCAGCTGCAGCGCTTGCTAAATATGGTCCGCTAATCCAAAAAGCGTATAACATCATCGACCCTGTTCTTGATAAAAACATGAAAGGGTGGAACGGCTCTCAAGTAGATACAGCGTTTGAAGTTGTTGTCGAAACTTTAGCAGATGGGTCGCTCACACCTAGTGAGATTCAACACGTAGCCATTAAGCTTGCTGAAGGTTGGCTGCCTGCTAAAGCAGCTAATAAAGTCCGTGAGTATGAGAAAGTTAGCAACCTTCTTCCTCAACTACAAGCCGCACAAGCAGTAGCAGATCATGTTAATGGCTTGACTGGTAAAGCTACTGTTTATACTGCAGTTCGTAAACTCATTAAATAGTAACCATGGCTGAAGGCGGTAAGTGGATTCAAGAAGCAACCAGTGAGCATCCTGGCGTCTTCTCAAAAAAAGCAAAAGAGGCTGGGATGTCTACAGCTGAGTTTGCAGATAAAGTAACTGCAAATCCTGATGAGTACGATAAAAAAACTGTAAAACAAGCAAATTTAGCCAAGACTTTATTAAAGCTTCGTAAAAAAACAGGCAAACGAGGGTAAATAATAATGGCCAGTTCACCACTGGGTTTTAATAAAAACTTTTCAGATCTAGCAGAGCAGGCTGTATATCGAGGTAAGCCAGTTTCTTCTGGTACGTTAGGACCTTATGCCCCAGTAGGCCCTAGTCAAAATAATCGGTGGATGAGTGAATATGCACAGCAACCCGATTCAAAGACATTTTCTCAACAATGGTTTTCTAATGATGCAGCAGATCAAGCTTTAAATACGATTCGTTCTTTTGAAGATAAGCCTAGTGATACTTCTTTTGCTTTTTCTGATACCAATAGTTCAAACTGGGGGTCAGGTTTTTTAAGCAAATATATGATTGACAATGGATTAGTTCCTCAAGATCAAAAAATAACTAAAGGCAGTATTGCTGGAATTCAAGCTCAACAACCTGCACAATTAAATCCCGCCGGGACATTAGCCGCTGGTACAATGAATTATCCAGGTGCTTCAGGTACAAAAGTAGGTTAAGAACAATGGGAGCTGAATCTAGAATTGCGGGCACTGTCTTAACCAATTATTTGAAACAAGTTATCCCCAAAGTTAGTGGGGCCGCAGAAAAAAGCGCAGCGCGAGCAGCAGGAAATTTAGCTGGGAGAGCAGCTGAATTTGTAGATGCCCCAGGAGTTACTGGTATGGCTGCACGTATTGCTGCCGCTGAGCGTACACCAGCTGTGGTTGGCTCTTTGGCGGGTGGACTCACTGCTCTTGGCGGAGGTATTGCATCTGATTTAGCAGTAAATCAATTACAACAGATTGTAGAAGCTGATCGCCAGCGTCAACAACAGAGTCTTTACGTAACTCCACGTCAGCAAGCTGCTTACAATGCCATGTTTACAGCACAGTTACAACAACCCCAAATGTACTACGGCGGGTTTTAAATCAAATCTTGTAGAATAATAAAAACATCTAACAACTAGGAATTTTACATAAGTACAATGCCATTTGATCTTTCTAGTTATTGGAATTCTTCCCCTGCAATAACAGATTTTTCCAAGTCTTTTCCTTCAATAGGAAAAGGTTATTCAGGTATTGATTGGGGCAAAGCTGTCCAATGGGATCCCAAGAGTATTGGCATTAGTCCTAGTACAGATGTTTCACCGTATTGGAACCCTAAAGGAGACACAGCAGGTGTACCTTGGGGTCAAGCTTTACAGTGGGTACCACGCCTGGCCGGTACTGCAATAGATAGTTATCAAAAACAATTACAACAAGGTGCACAAAAACAACAAGAAAGTGATAAAAAACCTGCAGAATTTGCAGCGGCTCCCGGAGCTGGATGGAGTTCACAACAGCTTTTGCCTAATTTAAGTTCCCTGCAGTACAGCGGACCAACCATACAAATGGCCGGGGTCCAAGGGGGTGACGTGCCTTGGTACACTAAGTTAGGCATTGGTTTAGGTCAAGCAGTGCTTAGCGCAGGATTCGGTGCATTAGGTGCAAAATTAGGTGCAGGATTAGGTGCAGGATTAGGTGCAGGTGCAGGTGCAGGTGCAGGTGCAGGTGCAGGTGCAGGTGCAGGTGCAGGTGCAGGGTCCATGGCTGCTTTTAATCCAGCAAACAGCTTCAGCGCACTTGGCGCAGGCGCAGGATTCATTTAAATTTAAAATTTAAAACTTATATCTATTAAAATACTTAACAAGAGGAGTTAAATTATGGTCCTGCCTTTAATTATTGGTGGTTTAGAAGCCGCTGCTGAAGCCGCACCTTTAGTAGGTCGTTTTGCAATGCAGGCTCTTCCGTACGCTGCAGCTGCTTGGCAGGCAGCACCCGAACTAAAAAGAGGAAATATTGCGGGGGCAGCTTTACAGGGGCTTTTAGGAGGTATAACTGGACTTGGGGTGAAAGGCGGACTTTCTTTAGCTGGTAAAACCTTAGCACCTTTTTCAGGAAGCAGTATCACTGCAGCAGAAGCAGCACAAGGCATTCCGGGCTTGGGTAAGCTCATTCCTGAGGGGGCTTCCCTTGCAGAAAAAGCACGCATCGGTAGTCAGATTACACAAGCAGCAAAACTTGGTGCAGCAGCTGTCCCCCTGGCAGCCACAGGGCTATTCGCACAACAGGCATTAGCAGCACAACCAGCAGGGGGCGGTGCTCAGGGTGGCGGAGGCGGTGGCTTTATCAATACTGCAGGTGGACTTATAGGAACACAACAAAATTGGCAACGTAACGAACAATTGCAAAAAGCAGGCTTGAATCCCTGGAATCCACAAGGCCCAGCGGCACCTAATATTGATCCAGATATTCAACGCGGCTTCTCCTATGTAAATCCTCTTGGATCTACTCAACAGTCAATTGCTGTGTCTCAAGAACTGCAACGACTTGCATTGCAAAATGCCAATTTAATGCAGAACTATAATACGCAAACTTCAGACACAATGAAGCAGCGTGATTTACAACGTCAAGCTGCAATGGCAAGTCTTAAAACACAACTTGGAACTCAACAAGGCTTAATGCTTGGTGGCCAACAGTACGGGGCACAGCTTGCCAATCAAGCTCTTGCAGATACTGGTGCTATCGCCCGTACAACATACTTGTACTAATTATGCCAAATCCCTCCATCCCAAATTGGGGAAGTAAAACTTTTCAAAATGTTGCTTCATTGCTAGGGAAAAGCGATGCATGGAAAAAATATTTTCCTGGAGGGCCATCTACCTCTTCTAGTTTTACGCCTGATGGTACATCTGCTTTGTCAGTTTCTCCAGGGCAGGTGTGGGATTGGGCTTCACAAACAGCTGTTTCGCAGCCAGCATCTCAAACTGGCTTGACACCCTTTACGCCAGTTGGGGAAGCAAGTCCAATTACAGCACAAGATCTTGCATATCTCCAACAACAGAATGCCATTTTAAGTAACTATAATAATGAGCAAATTGCAGCACGCGAGCAAGGATATCAAAATCAATTAATGAACAATGCATTACAGCTGCGTTCACAAGATTTGACTAATCAATTATTAGTTGCGGCTAATGATCCAAATAAAATCGCCCAACGTGGGGGAATTTATCAAAGCCAAATGGCCACAGCTCCCAATGCTGAGGCTACCATGCTTACTGCGTTGAGTGATGCTGCCTACAAGTCAAAAATTGCTAATGTAGCTGGTATTTCCGCTGGCGGTAAAGCTTAATTTCTTCTTGTTACAATAGTTTTTAGGAAAATAAATTGTCATGAGCGGCAAACCAGCACCTTCACCGTCTGTTCAATACATCCCTGCTCCGCCACCACCAGGGCCGCCGACGCAAGTCCCTACGCAAGCTCTGACAACACAGATTTCTTTAGATCAGGTCAGTGCTGCACAGCAACAATTAAATGCAATTCTCGGTTCGCAGCTAGATCAAACTAATACCGAATTTAATACAACACAGGCTATTCGCCAAACCCAAGCAGCTGGTGCTGAGAATAGGCTCTCTACCATTACTGCTGGTGAGCAACAGCGCTTGACACAGGGGCAAGCAATTCAAGGTAATCTTGCTCTTGGTGCCCAAAATATTAGAGGCCAACTTGCCGTTGGTGCTCAAAATATTGGAGGCCAGCTTGCGGTTGGTGCTCAGAATATTGGGGGCCAATTGGCTGTTGGTTCTCAATCAATTGGCGGACAACTTGCAACTATCGGAAAAACTGCTGAGGAACAGCGCTCAACTAATCTCCAACAAGAAATGTTCCGTCGTTATCAAAATAACTTAGACTATAGTCGAGCAGCAAATGCCTACCACGCATGACCCCCTGGGTGCAGTCTTTAACGGAGAAAGACCGCGAATCTTTTCTTGCTTTTTGTAAACAAGTCAGCTCCCCAATCCAGATGTACCTGTATTCCCGTTTTCTCGGGTTTACTGGTACCATCGTGGAGTGTGATGAATGGTCCAAGAAGGAGTTTAAGAAAAGGAATTTTAACGGAATCCTGGAAATGGAAATTGATTCCATGCAACAGGATATTTCCAAACTGCGTGATGCCATTGATATGGGCATGATTAAACAGGATATGGGTGCAGCCCGTATTGCCATGCTTCAAAAAGAACTTCGTGGCTCTATTAAGCAACTGAATGACGAGAAGCACCTTACCGATAAACAAGGTTTAATTCTTGCTGGTGCCGATCGTGCACTAAGAGAAATGCTGTTGATCTTCCGTGACGATCCCATCGAAGGCCCCCTTCAAGAAGCTTCAATGGGGGTGTGGACAAAGATCCTTCACGAAGAATCCTAGGGTTCAATGCGCTAGGGTAGGCGCATGGCAGGTACCTCGCTTTATTCCGTTTACCGCAGAACAGCACGTGCTGCAGCAAAACAACATGTTGTCAAGAAATCATCCGGTGTAGATATTGAACGAGCTCGTACAGATTTTGCATATTTTTGTGATGTTGTAGGTGAGAAGCCTCCGGCAGCCCATCACAAAGAATGGCATCGGTATTTATGTACTGACCAAGATACAGAATGTTTGATTGGAATTGGAGGTCCCAACATTGACATTCTGGCACCACGAGGTTCGGCAAAGTCCACTGTTCTAGGTTTATACACTGCCTGGGCAATTGGTGTACATGCCCTGCATAAAAAACCATTAAAAATCCTTTATATTTCTTACACTGTCGATGTTGCTCGTCCCAAGAGTGCCGCCATCAAACGCATCATTGAAGAAAGTAAAATCTATAGAGAAATTTTTCCTACAGTAAAGATTGCCAAAGGGATCAACTCCAACGAATATTGGAGTATTGATTGGAAATTTGCTGGCATTAAATCTACTGGTGAAGAAGAATTTACTATTTGTTGCGCAGGTTTGAAAGGTGCAGTGACCTCCAAGCGTTCACATCTTTGTATCTTGGATGACGTTGTAAAATCTGCTGATGATATTAAAAACAAAGACATCCGTCAGATGATGGAAGATAACTGGAACTCAGTCATTGTTCCTACCATGTTTGAGGGTGGACGTGCAATTTGTTTGGGTACTCGATTTCGCCACGATGATATTCATAACACAACTTTTGTACCGGCTAATGATTGGATTCAAATTGTTCAATCATCTATTACCGTTGATGACCAGGGGGAAGAGGTTTCTTATTGGCCTGAGATGTGGTCCCTGGAGTACTTGCAGGATCGTCGGCGCCAGGCACCCATCAGCTTTAGCTTTCAATATCAAAACCAGGTGGTTCAAACGAGTGAGCTTTCCCTATCACCTGATTTGATTGTTAAAGGAAAAATTTCCACTGATTTTGATTCTTTAGGAATTGGAGTGGACCTTTCTGCTGGCGTGAGGGAAAGGAACGATTACACGGTCATGGTGCTGGGAGGGCGTGTCGGCGACAAAATTCATATCATTGACTGCAAACGCATCCGCATTATGGGGAATTTAGAAAAACTAGAATCCCTGATGGAAATGTGTTATGAGTGGGGGATCGTAAATAAAGATGGCAACCAATACTTCCCCAGTGGCAGCAACATCGACATCTGGTCAGAAGCGGTGGCTTACCAAGCCTCTTTGGAAGCTGATTTCAAGCGGATCTGTCTGGGCGACCACGGACTTTATAACTTGAACTGGCATGCGGTCAAAGGCTTCCGTGGTGATAAAGTTGCGCGATTCAGAGGGATTATGGGCCTTTTTGAGCAAAGAAAAATAATTTTTAACAAATATCGTAAATTCCAAGCACTTACTGACGAGATTGTGAATTTTGGTGTCAGCTCCCATGATGATTGTGTCGATGCTCTGGTTTGGCTTTGCAATGGTTTAATGACCAGGGGAAAACTAGAGTTAGAGTATTGACGATTTAAACTTATAAAATCACTCAACAATGTCTACCGGCTACTACATCATTGAACTAGATCAGGATGCATACGGTTCCGCCGTTGTTCCGCTACCTGATGAACTTTGTCACGACATGGGTCTTGTCCCTGGCGAACGCTTCGACGTTGAAGTTGAAGATGATGTGATTACCCTTAAAAGGCTGCACGCTGGTTACGAAATTGAGGCATAATAGCTAAAGAGTTCCTAAACGCATGTCCGATAACAAAACTGTTTTAGACGATTTTATCAAATCAGTCGTCAATAAGGATTCGGACGGAGGTGCGGACACCATGTTGGTGAATGCACATCTATCCCAAATGAAGATGTTTGGGATTCGTCAAGGCGTTGAATTTTATCCTCATCAGGACAATTTTGGCACACAAAGATTTGACTTTATTCAGCAAGTAATCAAGTTCAATAAACTAGATGCTCGTCTGGATTCCATGTGGGACCGTTTTCTTTCCTATGGAAAGGGATTGTTTTATATTCGACCCACTAATAAAACCTATCGTCTTTACTGGTTTGACAAAGATGCGTATAGAACCTATTACACGCCAGAAGGTGATTTAGAAGAAGTAATTATTATTTACCCATACAAGGTTAAATCAAGCCGTGGTTTTGGCGGGGTAGGACTTTCAACGGATAAACGTTATATGCGGCTGCGTATTACAGCTAGCCAAATTGAAGAATGTCATAGCGAGCAAGAACTTAGTTTTGATTCTCCGGTTGAATTTGCAACCTTGGGGAACACAACGACAACGGTTAACACCATGGAGTTTATTCCGTGCGTGGAAGTTTTTAATAATCCAGATGCATTTGGCACTGATGGTCATGGTGAGTTTGAGTGGCTTGCTAATCAGATCATTGCGCACGATGAGATGGTTAAAAATATTCGTGCAAATCTTTCTTTCTTTGGTAACCCAACACTTCTATCATCACGACCAAAACAAGATATTATTGAAAAAACAGATGGTGATGTTTCGCAGCGGCCAAGTATTTCTAGCCAATCTGGATTTAATTCTGAATTTAGTTTATCTAGTTCTACTTATAAGTCGGATAATGTAACTCGTCAAAATCCTGGTTATTATGGAAAACCAGGAAGTGGGATGCGCGTACCTCGTGTTATTGCTAATTTAGAACCAACAGATCGTGTCGGTTTTATTACACCCAATGCAATCAGTTCTGACCAAGCGCGGTATGCCGAACAACTTCGTAGTGAGATCCGGCTTGCTTTAGGTGGTATCGATGACCTTAGTATTACCAATGTAACTGCTACGGAGATTAAATCAGCTTATGGACGAGTAGGTGCAACAGCTAAGAAAAAATGCTTACAACTTTATACCTATGGTATTTGTAAGTGTCTTGAACTCATGATTTTTCAGGAGGAGCAAATCTTCCGTAAATCCATGGCATATGCCAGCGGTATTAGATACCCAAATCCTCCTGAAGATTCTAACGATCCAGTTCAAGAAGCAAAATATCAAAAACAAAAAGCTGCATATGAAAAGAAACTTCAAAAAGCAATTGATACAGCAATTCAAACAAAAACGGTTCCTGATGGCGTTCTTGGATTAGCGCCTGACGGAGACCGCACGGTTTGTTGGCGCTGGATGGGACCTGTTTATGAAGACACAACGCAAGACAAACTTAATCAATCAATCTTTACTCGGAACTTACAGGAATTAGGTGTTGATAGCATAGAAGCACTGAAGTATTTGTTCCCTTCAAAAACGGATGATGAAGTCGCTGGCATGCTCAGCGGATTCCCCTTCCGTATGGTGGGTGAAGTACAGAGGGCGATGGCCACATTTATTGATCTTGTCAATCAAGAAATGAGGACACCGCATCCGCAGCAACCGAATTTACCGATGGCTGCTGACCCCCGTCTTGATCTGACACCTTTCCTTTACCGAACACTCGAAAGCCTACAAAAAGAGGTAACCTATGCAGGCCGATACCGCAATGCCGACCCAATCGGCACCCCAAGTATCCCAGACCCAGCCGATCAGCTACGCGGCTCCAGTAATGCAGCAGACGGCGGCTCAGGCCCCGGCGGTTTCAACCAATTCCCAATGGGTGGCGCCTTACCAAGCAGCGGTGGCCCCAGCCCCGCAAATGCAGGCCCAGATGGGGGTTACTCAGCCCCAGTACAGCCCTACAGCGTCGTACCCCCCAGCGTACCAGGCAGCCCCACAAGCTCCCCAAGCGTATCAGGCAACTCCCCAAGCGGAGAATCCTTACAAGGAGGCATTCAACAAGGTGGTCGGGCTCCTGAGTTCGCCCGTCCAATTCCCCTTCCAGGGTCAACAATCGACCGCGACTCAACAAACCGTCCCGGCCAATTACAGTTCCCCGGTGGCTCCGGGCCAGTACGCCAGCCAGGGGATTCAGACCTCTACGCCTGGAATCAACAGCAACCAGGCATACTCCAACAATTATTCCCAAACCTCACAGGAAATAACAGCCCAGCAGCTGCTGGCAAACGGGGTAAGCCCAGCAAGTCTTGAGGTTATTGACCATTTTGGTGCTGATGCCCCCGCTGTACTCAATAACTACGCCTGTAACATTGAAGATGCCCTGATTGCTACTAACAATCAGTTCATCCAGGCTGTTCAGCTTCTTCAAGAAATGTCTTCTTAGCATCAAGCTTATGAGACTATCTTGACGAATCCTGATATTTTGGCAGATTATACGTGCGAATTCTTCGGCCCGAACGGTCCCTATCCTGTTCCCGATGAAACTCCTGCGTATGGTCGCCCCGTTGGTCAACAAATGGTGCGTCAAGATGCAGCTCCCGCCGCCCCCCAGCGCCCACAGATGCCCGTCCCCCCTCAACCCCAGGCTCAAGGAAATCCTGCGGATTTCTGGAACAGCTTTGGCTCACTTGCTGATCGGGATCCAGCCAATGCCTGGCGCTATCTGAACCAAGCTCAAGCCAACCCTGAGGTCTTCCGCCAGAAGCTCCTGGTGATGGAGTGATACTCGGAAAACCGATAAACACCATTTATCGGGAAATTAACTAAAAGTAGAATAAGGGGTAGCAAAAGCTGCCCCTTTTTATTTATAAAGGTTTAATGATGGCACAACAAAAAATAAGAATGGCTGGTCAAAATTTGGGCGCTTCTTTAGGAGTACCTTCACTTGGTACCGGAATTGCACAAGGGCATCACGGGCATGTTGACGCACGTCTTGGTCAGCCCGGTCATCCAGTTTCTTCACTTATTTCACCGTCAGTGGCCTATGCAGCACAACGTGGTGCTTTTGCTCAAGACTGATCTGATTTACTAAGATTAGAATACTGATTAACAGAACCAAAACTTTTAGAGGTTATAAGATGCCTGGTGCTGCACAAAAAGGTAAACCTAGTGTAACTGCGCGTGCCCAACAATTTTTAGCAAGTATTGGGACCGCTGGGGGCGCAATTGGTGCTCCAGGTCTTTTTACATTTGGCGCAGGAAATCTTCGTGAACAGGTTGCTGCTTCACAGATGAATCCTTACTACGCAACACAACAAGCAGCTGCAGCATCAGCTCCGATTATCGGTGCACCGAATGCTAGCAATCTTGCTCCAAATATTGGCACTACAGTAATGCCAAAAGATTTTGATTCTGGTTATTTACATTTAAATGTCCCCGGTTCACCTTTACCGATGCATGGTTTGATGACAGCACATAATACAAAAGCAGCTCAAATCACACAAGATCAAGCGGGCGCTTTTCAGCAACATGCACTGTTACCGTACATGCCAATGGTAGGTCAGCTACCTGTTGATCCTGCCATGATGCAACAACCACTGGTCCCACAAAAAGGTCGCCGCTGATGAACTCTTCTAAAGCAAAAAAAGCCAAAGCGGTTTCTAAATCTCGTAAAGCCCAAGAAGCTGCTGTAAGAGCCGAACAACAACGACGTAGCGCACTTTCACCTGTTGCTGCTTCTGTAACAGGTGGAATCACGCCTGAAATTACAGCTGCACAGATTGCGCTTCAAACTCCTACTGTAAATCCGTATCACATGATGGGAGCAATGCCGCCAAATTATTACAATCCAGGCAATGTAATTGGCGGTGGATATACAAGCTAAGCTGATTTTAAACACTAATAAATACCCAGATGCCAAAAGAGCGTGCTAAGGAAAATCAGTTTTAATCAAAGACCATCCTTCCTACGGAGACCTGACCATCTTGGCTCCGTAATTGGCTACGTCTTCTTTGCTTTGAGCTCGCGCCGACTTAATAATTACAATAAGTAAGTTTCTGCTATAATTTTACTAATGGGACGGAAGTTCCAGGCCAGTAATGGCGTGAACCTTGAAAATTGAATAAATTTTCCAGATTTTTTGGTCCATTACTACCATGGATCTTTCTAGATCCTGGTATCAGCTAAACCTTTACGCTGAATTACCAACATGTTTATTGATAAGTAATGTTGTCACCTCAACAAGCAATTGTTGAGTGAAAACCGGGTGAATTCAGGGAAACCCTACCGTTTTATCGGGGGTAATCCTGAGCCAAGCCAACCAAGCGTGGTTGGAAGGTGCAGAGACTAGGCGGTGAATGACGCTTCATTCGTAATACGCCACCAGCGCCCGGCACCCCTCTGGGGTGAAGAGATAGTCCACCCCTCTAAGTAATTAGAGATTTGGAGAACGACTTTCCCAAGCTGTTGGGTGCGGAGCTGTACCGCCCCCATCCAGCCTACATCGTGGAGATGGCTGCGGAACCCGTAGTTGTCCACGACTTCACAAAACAGCCCGGTCAGACCGTTCAACTTGACCGGTACCGCTTCTGGGGCAACCCTGGTACCAAGACCAGCCGCGAGCGTACTCAAGATCAAACGATCGGTACCGCAAGCAGCCGGGCTATCGTCAAGGACAAGGTGCTGGTATCTTTAAGAGAATATACTGGCCCCGCTGACCCGAACAACGCCAACGCTCCGAGCACCTTCAAAATTGCTAAATCCCTGGCCATTGCTTAAGAAATTGAGCAAATGAACTTCGTGAATTGCTGGAACCCCTCCAACAGTGTATACTGATAGGGCAATCAGCAGCCAAGCCGGATGAGGAATCAACCGGAAGGTTCAACGACTAGGCCAGACTTGAATTTAGATAATCTGGATCCACTCGAATCTTCTTTTTTAAGAGGATGTTTAATTGGTGATGGGTGGCTGGGCCTACAACGAAATAAGTTTGTTTATCTACGAATTGGTCATTCTAGTAAACAACTAGAATGGTTAAAGTGGAAAGCTGACAAACTTAATAAAATTCTTCAAAAAGAACGTTGTGTATTAGGTCCGTATAAAACAAAAGATAGCAAAGGTGGTAACCATTTAAGTTATCTTTATACCGTAGATGATCACAAGTTATTTAAAACTTGGTTTAATCGATGGTATACGCCACAACAAAACCAAAAAACAATAAAGAAAATTGATTTTGATTTTCTTTATGGATTGGATTTACAAGCGCTTTCGATTCTCTGGTGTGATGATGGTTCTCTTTGGCACTCAAAAAGAACCAAAAAACATAAATTAAAATCCGGACAAGTTAAAGAATATCCTTATACCGAAACAGCAGGTTCAATTGCGACGTGTTGTTTTACTTATGGGGAAAATGTTTTAATTGCTGATTGGATTGAATCTCTAACAGCAGTTAGACCTTTAATTGGTAGAGATAGAAAGTATTACAAACTTGTTTTTAATAAATCAAAACTGCTTCAATTTATCCCACAAATTGAAAAGTTTGTACCAGATTGCATGAATTACAAAGTCAATCTTTCCCAATGTTTTAAATAATGGAAAGAGGCCCACGAGCGCGAAGCACCTAAACAGATGATGCTGTAGGTGATGATATAGTCTGACCTTGCAGAATGGAAAACTGCAAGAATCAAAGGATAAAGAGCCTTTGAGATAACATCTCCTGAGGGAGACTCTGATGACCGCTCAGCGTCTGCTGCTGGACACCGGGAACCTTAATATGTTCCACCAGTCCATCGGTTCGCTGACCCTGCTTGATGACTATCGCCGCTGGCGCGACCGGGTGTTCCTGGACGAGATGGCCAAATCGGAAACACGTGGTGCTTCCGGTGACACCCAAGGTGGTTACTACTACCCCAACGGCAAGACCCGCTCTAGCTCTACTGCTCTGAACTCTTATAGCGCTACTGAGTATGCCTCCGAGCGTTACAAGTTCAACGTCAAAACCGACCTTCTGGAAGTGGTTCGTCAACTGCGCAAGCGGAACGTTCCTGTGTTCCAAGACGGTTACTATCGTTGTATTGCTGACCCTTCGTTCATGCGCGATCTCCGTGCTGACCAAGGTTTCCGCGAGGTTGCTCGCTACCCTGGCATGGGTCAAGGCAATCCTCTGATGGGTGCCATGGGACCTAGCGGTGCAATCTATGGTGGTGGTCAGTATGGCCAAGCCATGTTTGTGGCTGGTGAACCTGTAATGCCTACAGGTTTTGTGTTTGAAGGTGTTCGTTTCTTCGAGTCCACCAACTTTGCTTCTAAGTCCATCACTGTTGACATTGGCGACGGTGCTGGTTCTGTTAGCCACACCACTCCTCCTGGTCTGTTCTTCGGTCCTCAGGCAGTGGGCGTCGGCATTGGTGGTCCGAATGCTCAGGTTCTTATCAACAACAACGATGACTTCAGCCGCTTTATCATTCTGATTTGGCAGCTGTACGCTGGTTTTGCTAACCTGAACAAAGACTTCATCACCTCTGCTTTCACCATCATCTGATACGGAGGTAACTAACAATGGCAACTTACAAAACTGGTGCTGGCCAAATTCTCCAGCCTGGCGCTCAAATCAACCGCCTTTCTTCCTTCAACGCTGAAGGTGTGTATGGCTGGCCTGGTATTGCTGCTTATGAAATTATCAGTTATCAAACTGTTAGTGCCACTAGCGCAACCAACAACCCTGCAGGTCTGGACCTGATTATCCCCTCCCCTGATCGTCGTACTGATGATCGTGTTCGGGACAATATCACTGCCGTGACTCTGGTGGGCACCGCTGCCTCCCCGATCTACGTCTATGGCGCTTCGATTGCAATCGCCAAGGATCTTCCCGCAGGTACCACAGCTGACCCAGCCCCTGGTTTCCCTGCCGATCCTGTGACAGCTGATCTTCAGTTCACCAATGCTGCTGATTATCTGCTGTTTGGTCCAGCCAATAGCGCTGTTCCTTTTGGCATTCCTTCGACTCAAGCCAATGGCTTAGCTGCTGCAACTTCTTACTTGCAGGCTACGACCAACACTATTGCTCAAGGTTCTAGCGCCACTACAGCTGCTGCTGGTGTTCTTCCGTTCACCACTGCTGTCTCCGGCGCAATTGCAAACACTGACTTTGCCAACTCGATGATGTACAAAGTTACATCTTCGCTGACCTGGAAAGTGTTTAACACCACGGCAACGACTTCTACCACCAATAATGGTGGCGGTTACTACATCTCTTCTGCAGATAATAGCGCCGGTAAGAAAGCGTACATCATCACCCGTTTGAACTACCTTAAAACGGCTCCTGGTGTTTCTTGGAATGATATTCAAGGCTTTATCGACTTCGCCTCTCAAGTGGGCGGCGACGACACCTGATACTGAGTCCTACAGTGTTGAAATTAGCGGGTCCCAGCGGCCCGCTTTTTTATGCCTAGCAATTTAGAGTAAAGGTTGGTATTGTACTGGTAGTTATCATTTCATTTTTCAAATGCTGTACCAGTACAAACCAACTGGCGCCCTCCTTGAAGTTGTTTCTATGCATGGTGAAGGGATTCTCATGTGCGTTGATGCGCAGGATGAGGTTTTCTTTGTAGAAGAGACAGAACTTATCCCCCACTTGGATGCCACTACAGAAAAAATTCAAAATGAAGAGCGTTTGACTGAGCAACTTAAACAGGAAGGTGTAAATCCTGCTAAGCCAACCAATAAAGAAACTTTTCCGATTGATGTTCGTTTAAACATTAATACAGCCAGTGCGCGGCAAATTGCAGACGCTTTACCTGGCGTAGGTTTAAAAACCGCACGTGATATTAAAGATTTACAAACATCCATGTCAGGTGAAAAATTTACTCGCCTGGAACAACTTAAAGCAATTAAAAGAGTTGATTGGGATGAAATTATTTCTGAAAATCTTATCCGTGTAGAATGATTGATGTACACACTATATTGTGTGCATTTTTCGTTCATCGTTGTTAAGTAATGCAACTTGACACTTTCCTCCAGTCAAAAGTCCGCTGGCATCTGGGATACAACAACACATCGATCCCTGCTGGCGACCAAGCCCGACTGGAGGAAGCTTTGAACAATATTCCAGATTCGTTCTGGTATAGCAAGATTTCTGAACAGGTTACTCGGTGCGACGAGGCTGAAAAACGCACTGATATGACGGGTAGTGTAAATAATTTCACGTTACCAAAAAATCGTCTTGAGAACATTGCGGGTGATGTTACACGTACGATTTCAACTTCTGATTTTAAAGAAACCCTAAAAACCTGGACGCAAATCTACATATACGAGACGGATCGACTAGCCCTCCATCTGTATGTTCCGAATTACCGAAATCCCGAGCAAGCTCGGTATCGGTTTGATCGGGAAGGTGCTGAGTTTATCCAAGCCCTTCCTGGTCCAGCTGACGTTTCTGTTGGTACTCGCCTTATGTTCGAGACCAGTTTCCGCTAAACCCTATAGTTCTAAAAAAATGCCAAATTTAGCGCAACTTGTACAACTTGGTCAAAGTGCAGGTCTTCCTTTGCAGCAAGCAAAACTGATGGCAGCAATTGGCGCTGCTGAATCTGGTGGCAATGCACGTGCGCACAATCCTAATCGCAGCACTGGAGATAATTCTTATGGAATTTGGCAAATCAACATGATTGATAATCTTGGACCCGCAAGGCGAAAAGAATTTGGTTTGCAGTCCAATGAACAGTTATTTGATCCGGTTACAAATGCACTAGCAATGAAACGGATTTTACAAAGCTCAGGACCACATGCCTGGACAACTTATACTTCGGGCGCTTATAAGCAATTTTTACCTCAAGTTGAAAAAGCAGTTGCAGGGGGTGTTCCCACTGGCTCTATCCCAACTACAGGTTTTGAATCAAGCCAACTTCCGCCACAAGGACAGACCCCGTCTCCCCAAGAATTTCTTGCGCAATATAACAATAACTTGATTCAGCAATCTATGACTGCGTTTGATCCTCAAAAATTAGCAGCTGAAACACAAGCAATGCTTAATGCGCAACCAACGGACTACTCTGGCCCCACATCCGATTTAGAAGATAAACTTTACGGAATTCGACCATTAATTATGGCAGGATAATGAGATTCGCACACGTACCTGGTTACGATCCAAGTTTTCCTGTTACCTATCAAAACATGTATGGTGACGGAAAAATGGTGACAGCAGGGTTTGCAGACCCGTTTAACATGCAGCGCCATGAAGAACACTTGCACTGTCCTTATGTCGTTGCATATAACGGAATTGAAGAGCCGCGTTATCAGCTAAATAATCCGGCATACATGAGAGAAGTTTCACGCTCACATACCGATCCAATACCTCCTGTAAATTTGGCAAAAAATTCCCACCAAAATGACCTTTATGGGGTGTATCGACAATGAGCAGAACCCTTGGTAGTTTCAATCGACGTGTAAATTTACCGAGTCATCCAGAAGATACAAAACCTGTAGCAATCACACGGATTGCAGCATTACGTCCAGAAATTATTCCACAGGAACGTGGTGGTTCAACAGGTGCTGAAAAATTTGTTGCAGGTCGTGGGCGCAGTGTAAGAGGACGCGGACCAGAAAATCGACGTTTTGCCGGGGATGTTATGGACATCATTCTTTCTGCTGGTACAGTACCGACACAACAAGATAATGTGCAAGATTTATCTTATGGAAAAGAAGGAACAGTTGGCATTATTTCTTCAAGTCCTGCAGGCCGTTTTATTGAAAAAGTAAATGCAGATTTAAAAAAGCGTCATGCAGTTCAAACCCAAACAGGGCAAAACATAAAAATTTCTTCTGGTATGCAAACGGCCTTTGCACCACCCCTTGCTGGTGCAGCCGAAACACGCTCCGCTGCGTTCTCTACTGCCTTACCTGACCTTTACTACTACCAAGGGTAATCTCAGTTAGGTGTATAGTAAAATTAAACATGAAAAGGTTTAATTGACCAGAGACCTGATCTCTTTTCAATTGTTTCAATAAAGATTAACCATGCCAGCAATTCAAGATATTTATGATGCCTATCAGAAATACTTAGGTCGTGCTCCTGAAAGCGGCTCTACTGTTGCAAGCTGGCTTGACAATCCTAATTATCTTACAGATATTGCTACTTCTTCTGAGGCGCAACAACGCACTGCCGCCATTGGCGCTGCGTATCAAAAATTATTAGGCCGTTCTCCTGAAAGCAGCGCTGCCGTTCAATCTTGGGCTAGCGATCCTAATTATCTTCAAGATATTGCTGCTTCTCCTGAAGCCAAAGCATACGCAGCGGCACATGCCCCGGCTCCTGCTCCTGCTCCCGCTCCTGCTCCCGCTCCTGCTCCCGCTCCTGCCCCTGCCCCGGCTCCTGCACCTGCTCCTACTCCAAGCGAAGATTGGAGATCTAATATTGATCCCAAAAACGCATGGAGGTATGGACTTGCTCCCGCCCCTAGCGCCAGCCCCGCACCTGCACCTGCACCTGCACCTGCACCTGCACCTGCTCCTGCTCCTGCACCTGCTCCTACTTCAAGTGAAGACTGGGGCGGAGCTGATGCTAAAGGGTTTTTAAAAGGATATGTAGGCAGTGGACGTGCACAAACCGTTACTGGCTCTAAAGCTTATTAATAATGGCAGATAAAAAACGCATGCCTCCTGAACTTCTTGCTCATTTTAAGAAAAAAGCAGAAGAGAAGGATGAATCTTCTTCGGATGAAGCAGCTGAAAGCGGGAAAGAAAAGCGAAAAGAAGCTGTAAAAAAAGCTCGAATCAGGATGGAAGAAAATAGTAGAAAGAAAAAATAAAAACCACTGTTTTTTACAGCAGCCGTTACCCCTTCATATAAAGAAGTAAGTGTCATGGCTGTAAAATGAGGTCAGTGTTTCGGAGGCCCCTGTCGAACCATACAACAAGACAGGGTGTTATGAGGTATCAGTTCTAGCTCTTCCAATAAACAGCCGATGATGGTAGACCGTCCAGCGAGCTCCAGCTCGTTGTTGACTGTTGCATCTGGACAACTTTTTTCTACCAGCCTAATTCCAACAGCAGTTGGTAATATCACTAAAGTTTTTGATGTTGATTCTGCCTTAACAGATACTTCAATTAGTGGTGCGTATATTGATGAAATTTATCTTCAATACAGTAAGTACGTTAATATCAGTGTTGACGCACAAGCTGCATCAACAGGAACGTATTCCCAAAGCGGTACAACAGTTACCATCACTCCTGCTACTACACATAATCTTCAAATTGGTGATACGGTAGCCGTAAATTACACTAGCGGTATAGGTGTTAATGAAATTTTAACGATTACCAAAGTAACAACAAGCACATTTGTAGGAACTTCAGCAAGCACTTTAACGACAAGCGGTAACGTAAGTTTTTATCCTCCCATTGATATTTGTTTTTACGGTACATCTACCCAAACCGTAACCAATACAAATCAACTATTTCCTTTATTTGTAGCACACGTTCCAGCAACTTATGCATACCAATCATATAGTTTAACTCTTAATCAAGACTTGCCTTTCATTAACCACCCTGTTGTTCAATCGGGAAGTGACAATGTTGTTAGTCAGTTTAGTGGTGTTGCACCGAAGCTACGTGGCTTAATGCTTCAACGCGGACAAGCACTTTACGCTGCAGTTAGTGGGACAACCTCATTAACTAACGGTTTTTACGTTAATGTACAGGCAGGCTATTACTAAACCGCATCATGCCGTTTGGATCCAATCGGTTTAGCAATTCACAAAATAATTTTAACAGTGGCTTTAATCAGAACTTTAATCCGCCTGGAAAAGACCCTGGAGAAGATTTTTCAGTAGATAATCCGTTTAACTTTACCCCAAAAGATAGCAGTTATCGTAGTCGGATCAGGTTTTATGATCACGACTCTATTTGGACGCGCTGGCGCCGAGGGTATGAACTGTATGTGCTTACACAAAGTACATTAGGTTCCTACGGTAATCAACGTAGTAATTATGGGGACTATCGATTTTATTGCGCTTATCAGCTTTATCCCGGAATTTTTATACCTGCGCGTATTTTTACGTTTCCTACAAATAATTCAGAACTTCTTACGCAGTTAGTTGGTATAAGGGATGCCAACGGTTTTAATTTTTATAATTACGGCATGCCAATATTGGCTGTTCGTTATTTAGGACCTAAATTAAATGGGACGTATTCGCAATTCGCAAATACAATAACGGTAACTATTCCAAAACATGGTTTTAGAATTGGGGACAATATTTATTTAGTTTTTAGCAGTGGAACCGCAGTTAGCGCAACTCTTCCTGTTACAGCCGCAACTGCTGATACATTTACATGTCTAGCATCAGGAGCGTTAACTACAAGTGGAAACGTTAGTGCACAGATTTCTACAACATTTGATGATATTCGTTGGACTGAAACAAGAGCTAAAATCCGTTCTATTTTTCAACCAGTCCCCCAGTTAGTTGGTGATCGTTTCGTAGATCGAGTTATTGAGCGCGATCCAGGAATTTCTTCTACCTATTCTCGTACAGGCACAACTGTGACTGTTACTTGCTCAAGCCAACATGGTTTAGCAACAGGCAACACAATATTTGCCTCTATTCAAAGTGGCACTGTAATTTCTAAACGGTATACAATAAAAGTAACATCTAGTACACAGTTAACTTTTACGACATCAGATAGTACAAGCACCAGCGGGAATTTAATTGTCAGTCGGTTGATACCAGGATATGACTATAACAACTATGTAGGTTATACATTAACCGGTGTAGATATTACAAATAATGAATTGATTTTTCAACGTGAAGACAGTTATGGCGCCAAGCTGGTAAACAATAAAGCAACTACAACTGTTCCTGCTGAACGTGGCTTTATTGTAGGTCGATTTTTAACTACAGAAATACGTTATCAATGCTCTTGCCAAGATTACAGCAGACGTGAAGGCTATAACATGTATGACTCAGACACAGATAAGCGGTTTCCGGTAACACCCATTGGTTCTGTAAAGCCTGGGCAAAGGTTAAACAAAGATAATACTTTAACAAATGAAAGAGATGATGCTGGTGTATTTAGTGATTTAGGTTTTGTAACTCCGGTAAATAATTTTTATGGAATACCTGATTATGGCGATACTTCTGCAAATTCTTATACTAATTTAAAGTATTATCAACTGCGGTGGTGTAAACATATTTATGCGGCTTTGTTCTCAATTAACCATGATGAGGGCAATACTCCGATTCTTGGCTCTGGCACGTACGTACAATCAGGCCCAAATATTAAAATTACAATAAATAATCACGGGTTGGTTGCAAATGAACCTATTCAAGTGACTATTACCAGTGGAGACGCATTATCAGGGGAATATGTAGTAACGCAAATAATTGATGATAATAACTTTAATATTGTTTACCCTTATAGCGGTTCTGCAAAAGGTTATTGTGACATAAGTAATGTAAAAAGGCATCAATTTATTGATGCTTGGTTATTAGAGCCAAGTGATAAACCTGTTGGGGACGGTCTTGATACTTTTTATGCAAATTTTACAAAAGAAAATGCTCGTCTTGGCCAAGCAATTGAACGTCTGTCAATGATGAAACAAAGTTTGAAGTGGGTGGGATCTGTTTCAAGTGTTGGCCAAGGTAATTTACCTCAGCAGATTGCTAATTATAATCCAGAATTGGCATCAATGTTGTTGACAGATGATATTAGAAGAATAGAAGAGGGTTTAGATCGGCAAGGCGCTTTACAGAACAGTACGCAACGCATGATTTCTATAATGAGTAAACTTTTAAATGTAGAACCATCCGTTATTATCGGAGAAAAATTTGGCCTACTTGACCAACCTCTTTATAATTATTTAACTTCTTATCCGTTTGGATTAGTAAATGGTGGTCGATATTTAAACGGAGTTCCTTATGCAGTGCAAAATTCAAGTACAACTACTCCGGGATCGGTCACGGAAGACCCAAATACTGTTACACAACTGGATTGTGGAACCTATAATCCGTATATTAATCAAGATTTTACGGTTGACGCCGGTCTATACGCATAAAAATTATGACGGTTCAAGTTCTAAGTCGTCGATCTGACCTTCTTTATGATCGCCCATTCCCAAATTTAATGGGTGTGGGGGAACTTTGCTTAAATTCAAATTCTGGTGACCCTGGTTTGTATTTTTCTGATAGTACAAATACGTCACTTTTGAAAATTGGACCAACTTTTATTGGGAGCACTGCTCCAAATTTAACTCCAGCAGGGTATTCTTCTTTATCAAAAGGCGAATCCTGGCTTGATACAGCAAGCACTCAGATTTTTAAGATCTATGACGGGTCTACTTGGCAAACAGCAAAAGCGGTAGCCTCCATAAGTACCGGCAAGCCTAGCAATCCCGTAAATGGGCAACTACACTATGATAAAACGCTGTCTAAGCTATACATATATGACTCAAGCACAAGTAACTGGCTTGCAGCTGCTTAAGCATTAGTTGTTTTGATTAAATAGTCAAGAATTCGGTCTAATTTATTGTGAACGGCTTGCATTTCTCGAAGAAAATCTTCTTTTAAAACATAATCATGAAGAACTGTATTCCTCAATACATCTAAATCTTTTTCAATCTTTTCAAAACGACGATTTAAACGCTCTTGGAAATTGCCATGGGCCTTAGTAATCCCACCAAAGGCCCCAGCTGCACCGGAAGCAGCAGCAATCAAAATCTCCGGCCCCATCATTAAAATGATTTTTTATAATCTTATTCTAAAGGATTAAATCAATTAAAATAATACCATGTCAACACAAGTACAGTTTCGTAGAGGGACAACAGTAGAGACAGCAGCTTTCACGGGTGCTGTTGGTGAGGTTACTGTTGACACAAGTAAAAATACATGTGTTGTGCATGATGGAGCATTAGCTGGAGGCTATCCTTTACTTCGTCAAGACGGAACAAACAGCCTGCTTTCCTCTGGTTCGTTATCCAGCTGTGCATTAAAATTTGCAAATAGTCAAAATACTGGCATCATTAGTCCACTACTTGGCTCAGTTGCAATCGTCAATAATGGCGTTGCTACCCTTACAATAGATTCATCTGGTGCAATCACCATTCCAGGTAATGTTTCCATTGCTGGAAACTTGACAGTGCTGGGCTCATCATTGTCAAATGATACTCTGGATCTTATTATCGCTTTAGGTTGAGATGGCAAATAGCTTCACACGTTCAACTAAAGCTAGCTTAGTGACGGCAGATGTCACGAGCAGCAACACAACTAATATTTTTACAACTGCTAATAATGAAACTCGTGTTCTTATTAGTATTTTGATTTCAAATAAAGCAGGTAGCAGTGCAAATGTTAATGTTTACTTGCTTCCTACTTCTGGAGATCCCGTATACCTGCTTAAAAATTCTCCAGTGCCTGCAGGGTCCACATTGGAAATGATTTCTGGGAGCAGGATCGTGCTAACTGGTGGCGACGTGTTAAGGGCTAGTTCGGACACCTCAACTGCATTAGATGTTACAGTCAGCTATTTACTGCAGACCTAAGGAGGTAATTAAAAGTGCCTTATCTAGGTAATAATTTACAAGCAGCTTTTCCTAGCTATCGAGTCATTGATGATATTAGTTCAAGTTTTAATGGTACTTTAAAAACATTTGCACTTAAAATTGGTGGTGCTACGCCTTCACCGTTTCCTCTCAATCCGCAGCAGTGTTTAATTTCTGTTAACAATGTTATTCAGAAACCAGATGCTACAGGGGCATCAGGTTTCAATTTAACTGGCGGGAATATTGTTTTTGCAACTGCGCCAACAGCAGGATATGCTTTCTTTGGTGTTGTCCTTGCAGGTTCTGATTATGTGAATGCAGGGGTTAGCTATCCAGCAGGAGCAGCCGGTTCTCCTAGTATTACATTCACTGATAGTAATCAGTGTGGCTTCTATCTAAGCTCTACTAATGAATTTTGTGTTTCAACAAGTGGGACACAGCGATTAGTTTTTGGTGCAAGCGGAACAATTACTTCTAAAGCTGCTACAGTTGGTCAGCCAGTTGTATTAACTTCTTCGGCATCGATTACTCCTGATTTTAGTAAAGGTAATAATTTTTCTCTTACCCTTGGTACTAATACAGTATTAAATAATCCATCTAACATGACACCTGGTCAAGCGGGGATCATTGTTATTACTCAAGATTCCTCTGGGTCACGTACAATGTCGTTTGGTTCAGCATTTAAATTTCCAAACGGTGTAGCTCCTACATTGACTACAACAGCAAATGCTGTGGATGTTTTACCGTTCTATGTAGAAAGCCTTAGTAGAATTACTTCAAAATTAATTACGGACGTTAAATAAAACCGTATTAATAATTTAATCTATAAAAAATAGCCATGTCCATCTCAAACGTCACATCAAAACAGCAGACCTGGTTTAAAAAACAACCAGTGGCTGCTGATACTTTACCTAATGATCAAAAAGCTAAGGTTTATCAAGGGCGTACATATACCGTTAAAGCTATCATTAAACAACAAGATGGCCATACTCAAGTTGATCTTGGCTCACTCGGTACTTGGTGGATTTTTGATGCCCACTGGCTTGGCTTGGCTCCAGAAGAAAAACCCTATGCAGTTGATGGAAATTTAAAATATTTACGCAATTTTCCATATTTTTGGCAGCAAGACAATGGTCCAGAAGGTTGGCGTGAGTGCCAAACCAGCTCTATTGCTATGTGCCTTAAGTACCTAGGAGTAAAAGGAATCAACGATGATATAGATTATCTTCATTACGTCAACAAATATGGTGACACTACAACAAGGGATGCACACTTCAAAGCTTTAGCAGAGCTTAAAGTTTCTGCGTCTTTTCAAATGAACTTGGATCCCATTGATATTCAAGAACAAATTAAAAAAGGAAAGCCAGTTGCAGTTGGAATTCTGCATCACGGTACGGCTGATACCCCCCGTGGGGGTGGACACTTCATCGTGATTTCAGGGTATTCTGATTCGTACTGGCTAGTCCAAGATCCGTTTGGAGAATTAGATCTTGTTAACGGCCATTGGTTAGAACAAGGTCCCACATCTGGTAAAAATCAACATTACAGTTTTGCCAACATGGATCCACGTTTATTTGTTGGAGGCGGATCAAATGGCTGGGGTTGGATTTTTAAATAATGGAAAAACACATCCATAGCTTTGCTCAAGGATTACAAGATTTTTCAACAATTGTTTTTCACTTGCATGTGCTTGCGTTAATCGTCATTAACAGCACCAAAACACCGCAACCAAATACTGTTATAAATCGTATTTATCGGGGATTGGAAATGCTAGCAGGATTGTTAACCCCACTTGCTAAACGTTAATAGTTTGCTAATATAACCAAAACAGGTTTACTGCCATGTCTGATTTTGTCAATGAATTAAAGTCTCAACTGGAAACACAGCAATCTAGCTTGGCTCAGCAAATTCGTGATTCGGAAAGCCAACTGCTTTCCTTAAAAGAATCTTATTTGAAAGTTTTAGGCGCTCTTGAGATTGTTGAGGTCATCCAGAACAAAGCAGACGCTGAAACACGAGAAGCTCTAACTTCCGTAGGGCTGGCTGATTAAAAATGTTTGGAGAGTTTACGCCAGGACGTTATCGCGCCCTTGAGCTGCTGGCAGATCACATGCGGCAACCCTCGCGTGAACTTCGCCTTGATTCCATCATCCGTGATGTAACCGATGAAGATCTACGCTGGGTTACAGATCGTGTCCACCACTGGCTTTTGAAGTTACTGGAAGATGCTGAATACGATCCTGCGGAGGATTCGGAAGAATTTCCTATTGGATTAACTGATTAAGCTGGATATCGGATTCAAACCGATGGCCTGAGATTTACAAAATCCCTGCTCTATCACTGAGCTAATCCAGCGATGCCCCGGACCTTCTAGGCTATCTGCCTAGCGTCACCGACGGGCAAGTAGCCAACCTCGGATTCGAACCGAGCCTGAACGAGGCTTAAACTCGTCGCCTCTTCCGCTGGGCTAGTTGGCCAACGGTACAAGCATAGCGCATAGGGCAGGTGTGTGCACCTTATTTTTGTGTAAGGATTCATGACAACTTCATGTTTCACTGCGCTGACGATTTTCTGACTAATCTCGTTGTTCTCAGTCCTAAAGTTGCGCGTAAACGATTTCGAGAAAGTATTTTTGAAGACTGGAATTGGAAATGCGCCTACTGTGACAAACAGTTGAGTGAGCGTGATGCCACTATTGATCACATTGTTCCCAAACATAGAGGTGGGCACAGCACAAGAAATAACCTGGCGTGTGCCTGTACAAATTGCAACCGAGCAAAAGGTTCTCAAGCTGTGTTTGAATACATGAGCCCAGCACATCAACACTATTCAGAGCAAAGGGTTGATAAACTAAAAGAATGGATGGAGCAGAAACCTTGCTCTGTGAAGATTACACCAACAGCCACAGCTGTACCTTATATTTGTCATGATGCAACTCTTGGCTGGATCGCAACTTAATCCACAACAGCAGGTACAGACTGACCCTGGAATGGAGTTTTTAAATAGCTATAAGACTCCTATTGAAGAAGTAATTAAAAAATTACAAAATGCACGTATTCCTGATTCATTTGCACAAAATGTAAATGGTCAAATAGCGCAAAATTTAATTGCACATAAGGAAGATTACGTGTAATTATGTCTGATCATGCCAAAGCAAAACGGCTTGCTAAAGAGCACATGAAGTGCAACAAGCCACAGCGCGCGCCATCTGGAGATAAACACAAATATGTTGTTAAATCCTGCCACGATGGGGAAGAGAAAATAGTGCGATTTGGTTTACGCGGCTATTCAGATTACTTGTCACATCATGATGAAGAACGCCGTGCCAATTTTAAAGCTCGCCATCAGTGCTCAGAAAAAACTGATAAAAATACTCCTGGGTGGTGGAGCTGCCATTATAATTGGTAAGTTGGTAAATTAAATGGCTAAAAGTACGATCGATAAAACAACTCCTTGCTACTGTCACCTGACGCAGTGCCTGAGGGATTCTATTCACGTTTACCACCAGACCCAGCTTGTCCACTGGAACTTAATGGGTGGCAAGTTCTATCAACTTCATCTTTTGACAGAGCGCATCTATCAAGAAATGGAAGAAGGAAATGACACAATTGCTGAGCACATCCGCTCGCTTGATATTGCAACTCCTAAAACAGTGGAAGATTTGGTTTATTCCACCATGCCAGAAATTCCATTAGAGAGCTGCTTTAATCAAGAAAGCATTATTTTGCAACTGGCAACCAACCACAATCTTCTTGCCCAGAAATTTGAAGATTTGATTAAAATGTCGGAACAGATCGGAGATCAATTAACCCTTGATCTTGGCGTAGAGCGTGGACGTGTGCACAAGAAAAACCAATGGCTGCTAAAATCAAATTTAGACTATAAAAAGTAATCTCATGAATGATCCAATATTTGTTGACACTATTTTTTATTCTCCTGCAGCATTAACTACTGCAGGAACTACCGGCACCTTTGTAGTTGCTGATCAGAATAGCGCAGGTACGAGTAGCGTAGGATTTCAAGTAACTGTTGCCTCGATTGGCACCAATGTAGTTGTTCGTTTTGAAGGAAGTCTTGACGGAACTAATTTCTTTGCTTTAGCTGCCTCCGATACAACTATTACAGCTAATGGAACAACTGGATATAGTTTTTCTAACTTCCCACTAAAAGCAATTCGTGGCAGACTTGTGAGCATCCTTACTGGCACACCTACGGTTACTTTTGTAATGTCAGCAAAGTAAATACTATGTCGATCCATCCTGGTCGTTATGATGACACGATTCAACGTCGAGCTGTTTATGACTTGACGTTACAGTTTAAAGATACTAATGAAAGGTCAATTGATCTTACGGGATGGACTGTAGCAGCACAGATCTGGGACAAAGCGCGGACAGTTAAATATGTAGATTTTTCTGTTACTTATACAAACCGTGTAGACGGATTAGTTAAAATTTCTTTAACGGATACGCAAACAACCTCGTTACCCGATACTTGTTACTATGATGTTTTATTAACGGATACAACAGGTAGAAAAGAATATTATTTAGAAGGGACTTTTTACGTCTCGGAAGGATATACAACATGACGTGTTGCGGTTCAGTTGTTATAACTAAAGATGATTGTAGTGTTGTTGTTGAAATAACATCGACACAAGTTGTTAACGTAGTTACAGAAGGGCCTCAGGGCCCAGTAGGCTCTCCTGGTGCAACCGGACCTGCTGGCCCTATTGGAGCCACTGGAGTTCAAGGTTCAACCGGTGTACAAGGTGCTACAGGCAGTCAGGGAAGTACTGGTATCCAGGGCGCTACAGGGATTCAAGGCCCTACAGGGGCCACTGGAGTTCAAGGTGCTACGGGGATTCAAGGTTCAACTGGAGCACAAGGTTCAACCGGAGTACAAGGTGCTACCGGAGCCACTGGTGTGCAGGGTTCAACTGGACCACAAGGTGCCACAGGCGTTACAGGCGTACAGGGTGCCACTGGTGTACAGGGCTCAACAGGCCCTCAAGGTGCCACAGGTGCACAGGGTGCTACAGGTGTACAGGGTGCTACTGGCATAGGGATTACTGGCGCTACTGGTAGTGCCGGGCCCACAGGTGCTACTGGTCCTCAAGGCTATTCATCTAGTTTATTTAAATACACTACTAACACCACAGCAACAAGCGGCAACCCAGGTGCTGGATATTTGCTATGGAATAACGCCACGCAAACCAGCGCTACACAACTTATTGTCAATCATTTAACAAATGACAATATTGATATTGATATTTTTCTTGCGCAAATATCAAATACTGAAGTTATAACTATTCAAGATCAAAGTAACAGCTCTAATTACCAAATTTGGACTGTTAATGGCACGCCGACTGATACTAACCCAGGTACGGTAAACAGTTATTGGACATATCCAGTCACACTCACCAGCTCTTCTGGTACAGGTTCATCTAACTTTTCAAATAATCAAGCAGTTTTTCTTGCCCTTGTTAACGGTGCACAAGGGGCTACTGGGCCAACGGGACCAAGCGGTGCTGTTGGATCTACGGGTGCCACTGGAGTACAAGGCGCTACTGGAGCAAATGGAACTCAAGGTGCCACTGGTGTACAAGGCGCCACGGGGGCAGATGGACCTCAAGGTGCAACAGGGGTTCAAGGAGCTACCGGGGTTCAAGGCCCAACCGGAGTACAGGGGGCTACCGGAGCAACGGGCGTTCAGGGGGCTACAGGAGCACAGGGTGCCACTGGCGTTACGGGTGTACAAGGTGCCACTGGTGTGCAAGGCGCAACCGGTGTGCAAGGTGCGACGGGAGCACAGGGTTCAACTGGCGTACAAGGTGCAACAGGAGTCGGTTATAGTAACGTCACTTCGACAACATCAGCAACTCCAGCTTCAACCGGAACAATTACACTTACAACAAATCAACAAGGTGCATTTGTTACTGGGGATAGGGTCAGAGCAATAAATACTTCATCAAATCTTTTTGAAGGTATAGTCACAATTACAGGTGGAACTTCATTTGCAATTGCGGCAGACTATAACTTAGGGACCACTACAGCAAGTAGTTGGGCTGTAACGCTTACAGGTGTTGTAGGAGCCACTGGAGCACAAGGTGCGACAGGTGCACAAGGAATTACGGGCGCCACAGGGGTTGGCACGGTTGGAGCTACTGGTGCTACCGGCGTTCAAGGTGCTACCGGCGTTCAAGGCGCTACTGGTGTACAAGGTGCCACGGGGGCAGCTGGAACTCAAGGTGCAACAGGTGCAACTGGACCTACTTTTACTGGCGGCACGTTGACCAGTAACTTGACGCTGGCTGCTGGCACCACGTCATTGTCACCGCTGACATTCCAGTCAGGCACCAACTTGACCACCGCCACGGCTGGTGTAATGGAATACGACGGCAAGGTGCTTTACTCCACGCCTGCAGGCCGTGGTGTGTCGCCGTCGATGATGTACTACAGACTTAATTCAGATCTAGCTGGTTCAAACGTAACTACAGCTCAGAGCATTTTTGGAGTAGGTGTAACTCTGCAAGCTAGTACTGTTTATGCGTTTGAGATTATATGCACATTTGGCAAAACGGCTGGTGCAGTAAGTCATGCTTTTTATTTAGCATTTGACGGTGGAACAGCAACTTTTAATAACTTTATAGCCAATGTTTTTGTACCCATTATACAAGCAGCTCCTCCAACTAACAATAACGTAGCTACTGGATCTATTTTTTATGGCGTACAAAACTCCATCTCCGAGCTTCAATATATAACTGGTATTGCTGGCGCAACAAGGACTATTCCTGTTTCACTGTTTGGAACATTGAGCGTTGCAAACAGTGGCACCTTCATCCCAAGGTATCGTTTGAGCAACGCTCCTGGTGGTGCTTACTCGACACTTACAGGATCTTACATCGCCATCTGGCCAATCGGTGCCGCTGGCGCCAATACCTCCGTTGGCCCCTGGGCATAAGTTAATTTAGTTGCTAGAGTCAATCAGCAGTTGATAAAGGACCGTGCGTCTTCACTTGATTGGCTTGTTTCATACCATAACAAGTATTGAGTACTCCCACTGTGCCTTTACCGGCAAAGTACTGCGTTTTCCTGAGATGATGCGGGCTTACGATTACGATGTCATTGAGTACTCTAATGAGGGCAGCGAGTCAGCAGCAAACAAACATGTCGTCATATTGTCTAGAAAAGAATTTAACAAGTTTTATGGTAAAAGAAAAAATGTTGATTTCCATGGGGATGATGCCACGGTAGGAAGCAAAGGCCATACTTTATTTGAAGAACGCCTAATACCGGCTTTAAAAGAAAATTTAAAGAAAGAAGATATAATTTGCCATCCATTTGGCCATGCGCATAGTCGGCTTCTAACTGAATTCCCTGAGCACCACCACGTTGAAACCGGCATCGGCTATCCGACACTGATGCCAAATAGTTTTCGCATTTTTGAAAGTTATGCGTGGATGCATTATCACCAAGGCAAGGAAGACCGCCAAGGTAAAAACTATGAATGGGTTGTACCTAATTACTTTAACTTAAAGGATTGGGATCCTTGTTATGAACCAGGCCAATATTTGGCTTTTCTTGGACGCATTTGCTCTGCCAAAGGGCTAGATACTATTAAAGAAATTGCTAACTATAGCCCTTGGCCAATCATTTTACATGGCCAAGGTGATCCAACCCCGTGGGAACATCCAAACATTGAATACCGTGGCCCTATTACAGGTAAGGCACGCTCTGAATTTCTGCGCAACGCACGAGCAGCTCTGATGCCCACAAACTTTACCGAACCATTTGGCGGCAGCGGAGTTGAAGCAATGTTGTGCGGTACTCCGTTAATTGGAGTGGATTACGGCGCTTTCACAGAAACAATTATTGATGGAGTTACGGGATTTCGCTGCCACACTTTGGAAGATTGGGTGACTGCTATTCACGAAGTTGGTAACCTCAATCGAAAAGTGATTGCAGACACCGCACGTTATAAGTATAGTTTGGAGACCTGTGGTAAAAAATATGACAAAATTTTTAAAGATATCAATAATTTATGGAGAAAAGGTTGGTATGAAATACCAGAAAGTAAAGAATTGAACTTTACTTACATTCACAATGAAGAGCAGCCCTTTGCCAAGCGATTAAGTAAATGGATTTCTGACGTACTCAAGCCAGCTAAAGTCCTTGATATTGGCTGTGGTCCTGGAACGTATGTAGAAGAAATGAGAAAGCAGGGTTTGGAAGCTTTTGGTTATGACATCGATGAACGTGTCAAAGGTAAACCACACTTATCTCAACAGAGTCTGTTTGATGTTAAAGACACTGGAGACGCCATCATTTGTTTAGAGGTAGCTGAGCACATTGAACAATCAGAAAATAAAAAAATCACAAAAGCATTGGTCGGTTGTTTAAATCCAGATGGAATTTTAATTTGGAGTGCTGCTGCTCCAGGGCAGGGAGGGGTCGGGCACATAAACTGCCAAACCAAAGAATACTGGGAGCGGTTGTTTTTAGAATTACCTGTCGTACGGTTGGTTGACGTGGAAGAAGCGTTACTGGCATACATCAAGAACGGTTACCACATGGGTTGGTTTGTGCAAAACCTTATGGTATTAAAGAAAACAACCTGACGCCACCCTTGATAAACTGTTACTACTAGGAGTTCTGTAATGAGTTTTTTCGAAAGTTACCAGCAGACGCTGTTTTTTAACCCAGACACGTTGTGCATCCCTGGTGTAACCGAAGCATATGACGTTTATACAGTCAATTATCTTTCTACTAGGAACTACACATTGATGGTTACTGTTCAAGATATTGATACCAGTGTTGTGGTGCGGCTGGAAGGCAGCTTAGATGGTGTTAATTACGGAGCGCTGCTTTCTAATACCATCACATCTAATGGTATTTATGCTTACAATGTTTATGGATTTCCCGTTAGAAAAGTTAGAGCAAATTTTTTAAAAGAAACAGGTGGCAATAATGCTCGTGTAACATTTCAAATTGCTGCTAATTAAATTAAAGCCCAACTACGAAACCATTTTGTAATCACGTATTTGTCGCCGCTGATTGGTGGACGAGCTTCGTGTAAAGTTTTAGGGTTAGGAATACCGTTTTTATAAAGATTATTCCAAATAACTGCTGTACCTTGTTTTGGTTTAATTTTTTTATTAAGTGCCATGAAAGAAGTTTCACCACCCTCATGAACATCATTTAAGTAACACATAAAAGTATATGTACGCTGGCCCATCCACTCCGTATAAACTTTATATTCTTTTGTTCCAGGAGTAAAATAGTCGCAATGTTTTTTATAATATTGACCTGGTTTGTATTTCTGTGACTGAATTGTTTCACCTATAAAAGGATTGACTCCTAAAAAATTACAGATTTTTTTGTCCAATTGATTAAAAATAGGTGATGCAAGGTAATGTAGATCAGCAGTTTGACTTGTTCGATAATTTGAAATTTTATTACTATCTTCTGGATTTGATACTACAGAAGGACGTAAATTTGTATTTACCGCAGCAATAAGAGTGGCACACTCCTCCAAAGATAAAAAATTCTCAACAATTCCAAGTTGTGTAAAAGGAAAATTAAACCAATTGATATTTTTTTCTTTTAAGTTAGTATAAAACCTGGGATAATTTATTTTTGAAGGTTTTGATTTAAAGTCACACGC